AGGGAATACACACCCAATGTGGCCCTATAAAGGTACAATGTTTCATCATCCTGACGATGGCGATTTAATATTGTTTCCTGCACATTTATCACACGATATTGAAGCTAATCCTATAGACAGTCCAAGAATAAATTGTGCTTTTAATGTAGCACTAGTGCCAAGTGCAGTTCCTAGTTAATACGATAAATATAAGTGTGTATTAAGGAATTATATAGATGTCAGATCAAGCACCAGTTGTAGATAGAATACGGATAATACCAAGACCTAACGATTTCCTTGATCGTCAAGTAGGAAATAGCGGTGAAGTATTCTTTGACAAGCAATCAAAATCTTTAAGACTTTTTAGCGGCGATACACCGGGCGGATTTAAAGTTCTTACACCAGACAATTTGGTTAACGAATTGTATTCATCAGGAATTTCTACTGTAACTTATAATGTTACTATAGGAACAGATCCTGACGGAGTAGAATCAGGCAACAAATACTTTATAGATGCTGTTTACAAACCACAGTTAAGTTTAGTTGTAGGATACACATATATATTTGTTCAAGATGATCAAACAAATGAATTTTATCCTAATGCAGAAGGCGGAACCAATAATCAACATCCTTTAAATTTTAGTTCAGATAATTTAAATGGTGTATTAGGAGGTGGAACTTCATATACTGAAAACGTAATTTATAGATTAAATGGTAAAGCAGTTACACAAGCAAAATATTGGGAAGACTTTGCTACAAGTACAAATAGAAGTGTGCAAATAACTGTAACTAGTTCTACACCAACAACTTTATACTATTGGTGTCAACAACATCAAAATATGGGTAATACTATAACCGTTGCTAATCCAGGTACAGGTGCTGGAGGAGGTACAACTGTTGATGTCAGCGAAACAGTACCAGATTCTCCATCGGCTGGAAATATTTGGTTTAATTCTACTAACGGAAAAATTTATGTATATATAGATGACGGTGATAGTCAACAATGGGTACAACCAGTAATTCCAGGAGTTGCTCAGGCACAAGACGGCGTAGTAAATGCTTTTTCATCAATTAAATTATCTGATAGTTCTCAAATGGATGCTGTTGGACAAGATACAATTACATTTGTAGACGGTCCTGGCATTGAAATTACTAATGATAGTACAAACAACACTATCATTATTAGTGCTACAGCTACCGATGGTGGTGGTGGCGGTGGAGGTGGTGGCGTCGACCTTACAGCTTTTAGTGTAGGCGCTGAAGGATCAGCATCAGGTGATGGTGCTATTTCTTATAATAATTTAACAGGAGTGTTTACTTATACTCCACCGGATTTAAGTGCATTTATAACTTCTGAAAACCAAACTTTAGATGAGGTAACTACAGCCGGCGCAACAACTACAAATAATATTTCTGTAGGTGATGTTACAAGTAGTGGAACAATCAGTAGTGTAGCAGTTACAACTACAGGTAATATTACAGTAGGTGGTGACCTTATTACATCAGGATCAGGAACACCGGAATTACAATCAGACAACGAGATATTACTTACTGCAGGTACACGAGTAAAAGTTAGTTCATCTCCATTCAATCTTGCATCATTGACGCAACTTACAATTAACGGATTAATTGCAAGCAATGGAGACTTAGTATATAATTCTGATACAAATACTTTTCAAGGTTATGAAGGATCATGGTCATCATTTGTTACGTCTGGTAGTGTACCTCTGCTATCAGAAGTATCAAGCACAATAAATGGTGCTACTGGTACCGTAGTACATAATACTACAACCGGCGGAGTATTTTACCATACAGCACCAGCTGCAAACTTTACAGCAAATTTCAAAAGCGTACCAACTACCGACGACAGAATTACAACTGTAGCACTAATTATTGCACAAGGCGTAACACAGTATATGCCAACAGCAATACAAATAGACGGTGCAGCACAAACAATAGAATGGTTTGGAGGCAGCGTTCCTGGAGGCACAGCTAACGGATTTGACATAGTTTCCTTTACACTTATTAGACAATCATCTACTTGGACTGTGCTAGGAGCAAGCTCTACTTATGGATAACAAATATGCCACAGATAGCTAGTGTTTCAAGAGGAGCATTAGCTTCAACAAAGATAAATCGAATCTCAACTGAAGGCGCTGACCTAACAGGAGCTAGGGTAATGTCAGGTAATTATGCATCTGGCTTAACTGGAAGTGCCTGGAGTGGTTGGTTTACTGACAATTTAGATAGAGATTATAACACAAATACTTTTAAATCACGTACAAATGTAACCGTTAATGATGGCGAACATATAACTTTAATGTTGAGAGGCGCTGGAGCCGGCGACTTAACTTCTTCGTTAGGATCGAGCGATTTTAATAGACCTAGTGGATTTGGAGGTGCTCTCGATGGTGGCAATGGCCATTATTGTAATTTAGCTAATGGCCCTCTGACAGGATTTACTAACAGTATAGAATTTGAAGACAACAGAGTAAGAGTTCATAGTGATTATCTATCACAAGACAGCGTTACTGGAGTTACTGATTTACCAATTTATTCTTTTAGAAGTTATCCCGGACTGTCAGATGTAATAATTTATAACGGTAATGGCCAAGATAGACGTAGGTTACCGCACAATCTCAAAGAAACACCAAAGTTCTTATTTGGAATGTTAATTTACGGAAGTAGCGCCGGCAGTTGGAATTGGAGATGGTCACAGCCCGACAGATATGGTAACGCATTTTATAGTGATGGAAATAGTGCTAACAGAACAACTACAGGAATTTTACCTTCTGTTCCTGATGCCACTGCAATAACAATTGGCAATGATGCTGGGATTAATGGTAATGCAACATTTATAATCCTTGCACTGGCTGCTGACGACTATGAAAATTACAACACAATAACAAACAAAAAAGAAATAGCTACTGGCACACTTTCTGACTCAAACGGGTATGGCCAATCAGGTACAATTACTCTTGATTTTGAGCCATATTATATTTGGTATAGAGAAGGCACAACTGGAGATTGGCGAATGTGTGGCCACCGAGGAACAAATTGGGGGTTAACTGGTGCCGCTACTACTATGGCTGGCGGCGGACAAATCACACAAACGAATTTTACAAGAACTGCAACTGGGTTTACTTTTAGCAGACCGGGTCTAGGTTCAGGTGTAGATTTGGAATGGATAGCATTTGGGGATCAGGCAGTATAGCAATGGAAAAATATTATCAACTAGGAACACATACTACCGAACAATGGCAAGAATTACATCAAGAATTAATTGCTGACGGTAATGTTTATGAGGCTGTTCCAGTAAGACAAGTGCAAGTAGATGACGAAAAACTACATAGTCCTACACGTGGAACATATTTGCTGACTCTTGAAGAGGCTGAAGAACTCAAAAAAGATCTTAGAGTGAAGTTCATTAACATTGATTATTCAAAATATGACGAATATAAACCACCAAAAGACGAATTACAAAGTACAAGACCTGCACTAGTAAACAGGTTTAGTACTGATGTAAGACACTATAGAGAGTTTGAAACTTCAAACACCTTACCGGCATCACCTGGTGTGGCAGAAGTAAATAGAACTGGATATCAAATTTTAAGACTACAACAAACAGTTAAAGATGATCCGTGGATAGCAGGGGCTCTTGCAGATAATGCTGTTGTAAGTCAGGCTATACAAGCAAGAGGTTCAGGAAAAAACATTGATGTAGTAGTTGCTGACGAAGGAATGTGGCTTGGACATCCTGAATTCCAAAATGATCCTGTATTAGAAAGTGATGGTACAACAGCAATAGAACTTCCGGCCGACTTTGGCGGTAATGTTTTACCAGGAGACGGAACATGCACAGTTTTAGATTTAGTGCTTGACTCTCCTTATTATATTGATCCAGATTGGTTTAACGCTGGTGCTGATCCAGAATACAACAACGGTGCAATTATTGATGTGGTTGGAGACGGTAGTGATTTCTTTAAACGTGAAGTTACCGTTAACGGTGTAAGAATTATGGGTGCTGGCACAGTAGGTGGACAAACAGCAGTACCAGATGCGTGGTTAGAAAAAGTTGCTCGTATGTTTGAACTGTTTACAGATCCAAATGGCTCAGGCATTAACAAAGAATATCAAAGGGCGTCAATTAAAATACTGAGTGGTGACACAGGAACATATCACGCTGGATTTCCAACTATACAAAGAGTGGCAAGAGGTGCTGGTGCAGATTACTCCACAAACTTCTTGACTGACGAAGGCGTTGTATTTTGGAACCTAACTAACCTGTTTGACACTCATGTACAAAATGACATGGTGTGGTATCTAAACTCAACAGGCGACGGATATGGCGATGGCGATATAGATGCACAGGAAGTTATCGAACACGTATTCCATACACTACACATGCATGGTTTACCTGCAGAAGATATAAAATTATATCCTTTTATAAGTTCTGACTGGAACACTGGTCCATTGTATAATGCAATGGTAGAAGCATACGATGCAGGCAAGTGGGATCCATCAGGATACCAACCGCCGGGTAGTCCAGATGAGTGGAAGACTAATGGAGATGCATTTGAAGTAGCCGCAAAAGAATATTTGTTCCTACTAAACTTCTGTATGTTTGAATATACAAGTTTATGGGAAGGTGGAAGTCTTGATCCGGAATGGACAGACGATATGCGTACCCAGGCAGGTATACAATCTAATAACCCATTGGGTTATGCGTTCCACAACACATATATCGCTCCAATTATTAGTAAGCCATCACTTGCAACAATTAGAAGCATATTCCAAGATGGTAACACACCAGATCAAGACGATCCAAGTCTAGCAGGTGCATCAGGATATAGTGTAACCGTTACTGATAGACTTACAACACGCTGGGACGGCACAATAGTTCCAGTTGAAAGTGTTGCACTAGCATGGTGGGCAAATCCTCTACAAAGGAGTTCACAATTTGCAAGTGCAGGTACAGTAAGTATATCCTCATCATACACAAGAGAAAACACAAGTGGTAGTAACAATACCCAGCCAGCTAGTACTGATGGAGAACACGGTACTCCTTGCGGTGCATTGACATATGGAAGAACACAAGGCTGGGCATACAATGCTAATAAATGGACACTAGACTTGTATGGAAGTTATGGATCAGGAATAGAAGCAGGATTTGATCTTACAAAGTTATTTCATCAATTAAAACCAAAAAATCCAGCATATAATAGTAAAGATCCAACCATAAGTTCTAACAGTTGGGGATATCGAGCCAATAAGGATCCTTCAGGATCAACATATTATTACACACATCGTGCAAGTTCAAACGTATCCTACACAACGGAAACGGGTATCGCTTGGCTAAGCCACATGGGAACACAAGGTGATGGCGGACGTTGGAAAAGCGAAATGAAAACCAATTCACTAACAACTGCACTGGATGAATTGGTAGAAGCGGGTGTAATTTTTGTATGTGCAGCTGGAAATTCAAATCAAAAGTGTGTAAGTCCAAATCATCCTGATTACGATAATTATATAACAGATACTAGCGGTCAATCTTTAGCAGATAGTTCATTTACAGAATTTGGTGTAGAAGTTACAGGAACGACAAATAGGAGAGGTTTCCCTCAGCAAGGCGGAAAATTTACAGATACAGATGGTGTTGTAAAATATAAAACTATTAACATAGGTGCATTAGATGATGATTATGTTAACAGCTTAGAAGGTAAAGTTGGATATAGTGATAGAGGTAATAGCATAGATTGTTATACGCCTGCAGACGGTACGCTTGCTGCTAACAAAAGTTATACAAACGAAGGACCAAGAGTAGATTCGTATGCTAATTTTTCATATTCTGGAGGTGCATACGACTGTGCATTTAGCGGAACTAGTGCAGCATGTCCTGTCGCTGCAGGTTTTATTGCAACTGTCTTAGAACATAATAGAGACTGGACCTGGAAAGAAGTAATAAATTGGATTAATTCTTTAGATAGCGTTCCAAATACAGACTTTTATTATGGTACAGAGACAACCACAGTTAATGATGCTAATTGGACAGATTATGAAAGTTTAGAAGGTGGAACACCAAAAGTTTTATATCAGAACAATTATGATTCTAGATTTTTAGTCGGTTCAAGAACACTTACTACTAATCAAATACGGTTACGTAATGGGTTGACTCTTAAGACAAACAAATAAATACAGTTAGAGGTATATAAATGGCATTAAATTTCCCACTAAATCCAGTAGCAGACGACTTTTACACACAAGGCGGCACAACGTGGAAGTACGACGGTGTAACATGGAATGTTGACTCGTCATTGTCAGCAATTAACATATTCCAAACGTTTGGCGCAGATACAGGATTAGCATCTCCTATTGTTGGGCTAGACACATTAAACATTGTAGGTGGATCTAATGTAACAACTTCAGTGTCAGGCAGAAATATAATTATTAATAGTTCCGGTGGCGGTCTTACACAAAATGTATTTGATACTTTTGCCGCAGACGAAGGTTCAACGTCCGCTGCAAGCATAAATGATACTCTAAATATTTTAGGCGGAACTAATATAGCAACCACTATTGCATCAGACACAGATAATGTAACAATTAATATGTCGCCATTTAGTATTGACTTTTTAAGCGACGTTGATACTACGAGTAGTGCACCTACTACTGGACAAGTTTTAAAATGGGACGGCGGTAAATGGGCACCCGGTGTTGATGCAACAACAGGCGGAGCAGGAACCGACGCTGATACGCTAGACGGTTTTGACGGATCTTATTACCTAGACTACAATAATCTTAACAATACGCCTGCTATACTAGCACTTGATAGTTTAAGTATTGGTGTAGAAAACCCTGCAAGTGGTAATGGTGCAATTAGTTATAACAACGCAACTGGTGAATTTAAATATACACCGCCAACTGCGGCAGGAATTGGCGCTATAGCATCTGAAGTAAATGACTTGTCAGCGGCAGTAGTATGGGCAAATGTACCAGATGCAAATATTACAGCATCATCTATTACGCAACACCAAGCAGCTATAAGTATTACAGAAAGTCAAATATCGGATTTACAATCTTATCTTACTAGTATATCAGCTAGTGATTTAAACACTATTAGCATTGATGCCTTAAGTGATGTTGATACAACCACAGCAGCCCCTAGTAATAATCAAGTTTTGGCATGGAATGGTAGTGCATGGGTACCGGCAGATCCTGCAGAAGGTGGTGGTGGTGGCGACCCTGATCAAAACATATGGCAAAATATTTCAGGTGATAGCGGTACTGTAACAGCAAACACAACCACAGATACATTGACTGTTGAAGGTGGAACAAATATTACAACCAGTGCTGCAAACGATACTATTACTATTGACTTTAGTGGAACACTAGGATCAAGTACATTTTCAGGATTAACAGATGCAACTACAGCAAGTTTAAATATTTCAAAAATTTATATGCCTGCTATTGCAATGCTTACCGTAAATAACACTGGCACAAGTGCATATACGTTTAATAGTCATTATACCGGCAATAATCCAACAGTATATGGATTAGCAGGCACTACATTGGCGTTTGACTTAACCGATGCAACTGGACATCCATTTGAAATACAAGATCCTACTAGCACTGCTTATAATACAGGATTAGTTCATGTTGATACAGACGGAACTGTAACCACAGGTTCTAACGCACAAGGAAAATCATCAGGTGTTTTATATTGGCAAATTCCAGAATCAATTAGTGGTACATATAGATATCAATGTCAATCACATATTGCAATGGTAGGCGGAATTTCAATTAAACGATTGTCAGTTATTTAAAATAAAGTTTCTAATTTTGTTCTTATTTCATTTAGACGTTCTACATTTTCTCTATTACGAGAAGGTTTAATATAACCATTATTTGTAGTACTATGTCCTTCATCTATAAGATTAAGTTGTAGTTTATAATCTCGTAGATAAGTTTCAAACTGTTGTTTTACTGATACGTTTTGTATTTTACTCACAGCTAACGTATATCTTTGTAAATCTAGTTTTATTTTTTTCTCTTGAGTTAATTTTTTAAACATTAAAAAGCCTCTGGTTTTAATATAATATGCTGATCGTTATCTACAGATGAACACGCAACATGTAAACTAGATTCAGAACGTTTAGCTTCAAATGAACACGGTTGAAGTTTAGGACAATGCCACACTTGACCTTCTTTTAGTTCTGCTTGTAAAATATTACCAGATTCGGTATCTATCCATTTTACTACAAATTCTCCTACACTAACAAAAAAAGTTTTATCAGTTTTTGCATTGAAATAAAATGGTGTTTTACTTCCTAAATTATTAAAATATAAAATTTTACCACAGTAGTCTGATGTACTAGCCCAAATTAATTCGTAACCCCACTGGTGCTTAATTACGTTGTTGGTTTTTTCCTGCATAATTATTCCATTAAATCTATTAATTTAAAAACTGTTTCAAGTTTCACTTGGTTAGTTTTATTTTGTAATGTGTTACGTAATCCGTGATGTAATGGTTTAGGCCATTTTGTAAACGAAACCCAAGCATACCCATCATGTTCGTCATTTAGTTTAGGAATAAATTCATTGTCTACTAAACACAAATATGTGTGGAATTGAAACTTATCATCATTGCTTACAAAAGTTTCTAAAGGAATGGTTTTTTTAATTTTTATATCGCCAATTTCTTCGGATATTTCACGTTTTAGACTTTCCCAGGGCGTTTCTTGTCCTTCGTTTGTTCCTCCAACTAATCCCCAAAGGTTATTTTGTTTGCCTTTAGTTCTGTGTAGAAACAAAAATCTATGTGTATCTAAGGTGTAGAACAATGCTCCACTACAAATAATCTTTTCCATACAAATAATTATGCTAGAATTTTAAACGCCAGGTCCCATTTGGATATTCACCTTCAAAGGATAGTATCCATTCTCCGTCGTTCCATTTATATTGGATACCTGTGTTTAGGTTTGTAGTATATGCATTACCAGTATATGCACTTGCATCAAATACTATTTGCCAAGCAGTTCCGCTCCATTCAACTATATCATTTGCACTTGCTATAAAGTCTGTACCATCATTATTTTTCCAATCATCTGCACCATCAGTATTACTAATATCACCAATGCTATTGTCTAATAATAACAACCTAAATCCTGGTGTTTTAAAATTACTAGGGCTAGTCTTTTGTGGATCTATAATATAATGAATCTTATTACCATCACCATTAGGTCCTGTTATAATAGTATCACTAGGTAGTGTATCAGCATCCCAGTTTACAATTAATTCATTAGGATCAGCAGAATTAATAGCAACTGTGCCTACTATTTCAGAAGCAAGGTCTTTACGTTGTAATCTTATTTCAGTAATGCCGGCTTCGAATATCTCTGGAAAGGATTTTATATATGCGTCCCACAGTACACCTCCAACAACACCACGTCTTATAAGTTTTGCACTATTACCTAAAACTAATAATCCGTAATCCTTAAATGTATTTAAAATTACGTTTGTTGTATTCCCCTTAATTGCACCAGCATTTTTATTTTGTTTACTAATCTCACCAGTAGGTGCAATTCCAACAGTTGTTTTAATATCAGCACTGACTACGCTAGTATCAGTGCCTGCCTGTAATTCTGGTGTGCTTTGCTCTAATCCTATTGTTCCTCTAGATTCGTCATATATACTTTGAACAATACTGGTGACAACACCTAATCTTTTAACTTTTGTAGGAGGAGAAATGTATATAGGAGTTTTGAATCCTAGTTGTGCTACATCTATTTCAGTTTCTGTTCCGACTGGTATACTTCTTGAACTAAAACCAATAGTATCTAAATTTACAACACTTAAACTTGTCCAATCTACATAGTTATCTGTTGTCTGTATTTCTAAACTAGGATTAAACAACATTAGAATCTGTTCCATCAACTGCAATTTCTGATCAGTATTTGTAGTCCATAAGTCTACGTTTACACTCAATGTATATGGTGTTGGCATTAAACGTTCTACTGTATAATTTTTACCTTCAGTATTTAGATACTCATTGCCGTCAGTGTCATATGCACGTTCTCTTATGTTTAATTTATTGACATAGCTGGCGTCACTTAACCTTGCAGTGTCCATTTCTAATCCGGTAATGTATACAGCCATTCTTGGCGCACTTGGTATTTTATTTTCCGAATTGTCTCTAAGTATATGTCCTACTTGTCTAGTTATATCTCCGTACATAACAGGTACTTCTGTCAATACACCGCTACTATCTTTGTAAGAAAAATTACTCATAAGCCTTACAATTTGCGTAATGTATCGTCTAATTTGTCCGTCATAAAAATGTTGCATTAATTATCTGCCTTAGGTCTAAGTGCTTTTGATAAACTTTGTCTTTCTTTTACGTCTTCCCCACCTATCTCAGCAGTTGTTGAGTTATTAATAAATGTACCTTTTTGTGTTGATCGTGTATCAGTGTTTGACAATGTCATACGTACTTTATCTTCTTGTTTAACCCAACGAGATCCGTCATTTCTAAATAATCTATTTGGCATAAAATCTGTCCTTAAAAAGAAATCACCTTCAACACTGCCAGTTGGAAAAGTAATTCCGTGTCCAAATGCTTCTCCGTTGCTAGGGATCCCGTCACCTAGTAAGTAACCTTGATACCCTTCTCGTTTAGGTGTTTGCATTACCCTATCAGCAAGTTCATTTGCTGTGCTTGCATCTAAAGTGCTTGTATCTGTAGTTACAAGTTCTACTTCACCGTTCTCGTCAGTAGCAAGACTAAAGTAATGACTAGTATCATAGCCTGATTTTGCTGCATCAGCTTCGGCTTGTGCAACAACAGCATTGTTAATTTGCATTTCTTGTTCGTACGTTGATAATAGATCTCGTAAAGTATTACCACCTGGATTTTCTTCTTCTGCAGGTAAATCAAGTATATCTTTGTATTCTTGACTATCCATAATTTGTTTAAGTTTTACTCTATACAAATGCGGATACCAAGTAGGCGAAAATCCTTCAGCAGCTCGGTTAACATCTTCTACTACATAAAAACGTTTTAATGCAACACTATAATCATTAAGTGCATATTCGTCTTTTAGATGCGGCAATTCAATTACGTCTCCTGCCATAATTTTTCTACCAAGAGTTTTAACACTAGATGATATATGTATGGTCATAAACAGCGTATCATTGGATAAAAACAATCCAAATTGACTCATATTAAAGTCTATGTCTTGTACATTATATATACCTCGTAGGCTATAGATATCAGGATCATATTTACGATCTCTATTCTCCATAAAAAGCATATCTTGTATATTGGTCTCTTTGACAGCATCATACTTGGGCTGATCAGCAGTCGCATCAGCTTCGTTTGGATTTTTAGGTCCTAAATATTTGTGAATAAAGACGTCTGTACCACCAACAGTGAACATTTCATAGATACGATTGTCTATGAATTCGAAGTCTTTACCCTTTTCTGGTTTATATAAACTAAGTCTCGGCATATGTATATTTATCGATACGATAAATACTGTTGGAGAAACTAATCTTATGGCAACATTAAAAACAAAAAAACAAGAAATATTTGACTATGTATACGCTATGCTAGGCGGAGGTATGGTCGATGTAGAACTTGATCCTGTACATTATGAAACAGCTTTAACAAAAGCATTGACTAGATTCAGGCAACGTTCTGAACATTCGGTAGAAGAAAGTTATTTTTTCATGCCTACAGTAACAGATCAAAACACATATACTTTGCCAAATGAAATTGTTGAAGTCCGTCAAATTTTCCGTAGATCAATAGGATCGCGCTCAGGTGGCGGCGACGGCGGTACACTATTTGAACCATTTAACCTAGCATATACAAATACATACTTATTAGCAAGTAGTAATATGGGTGGATTAGCAACATACGATTTCTTCAGTCAATACCAAGAACTAGTAGGTAGAATGTTTGGTTCTTTTATAGAATTTAAATGGAATTCAGTAACAAAACAACTAACCATATTACAGCGTTCACGTACAGAAGAAACATTAATGTTGCTTTGCTATAACTATCGTCCGGACGAACAAATCTTGGACGATTACTTAGCAAAACAATGGATTAAAGATTACACAGTTGCTACATGTAAGTATATGTTAGGCGAAGCACGTTCAAAATTTGCTACTATTGCTGGACCACAAGGTGGCGGCCAACTTAATGGCGATGCATTAAAAGCAGAAGCCCAACAAGAAATGGAAAAACTTGAAGGCGAAGTGTCAACAGCAGTACCAGGTGGAACTGGTTACACATTCACAATTGGCTAAACTTTTTACTTGACTTTTATAAATTTTTATTATATAATAATTAAAAGTTAAGGAATTTTTATGATTATTGGTATTTGTGGATTAATAGGTAGCGGCAAAGACTCTGTTGCAGATATTCTTGTGCAAGAGAAAAACTTTAAAAAAATATCTTTTGCAGATAAGCTCAAAGACGGTGTAGCAACAGTTTTTGGTTGGGATCGATCAATGCTTGAAGGCAAAACAAGCAATAGTAGAAACTGGCGTGAAGAAAAAGATGATTTCTGGTCTGCAGAATTGGGTAAAGATATAAGCCCTAGACTAGTATTACAGCTCTTTGGCACCGAATGTATGCGACAAGGATTTTATGATGGTGTATGGGTGAGCTTAGTTAAAAAGCATATAATAGATAATCCAAAACAAAATTTTGTTATTCCTGACGTAAGATTTCCGAACGAAGCCAATATGATAAAAAGTATACATGGAGAAGTCTGGCGTATGCGTAGAGGTCCTGATCCTGTATGGTTTCGTATGTATCAAGATTTAGGTATAGAACCTACAGAAGTGCATGAGTCTGAATGGGCTTGGGCAAATACAAATTTTAACAAAATATTAGATAATAACGGAACACTTCTTGAACTTAGAAGTCAGGTAAAAGGTCACCTTGCTTCCATTTAATTCCATGTTTCTGTAGTAGTCGTTGGCAGTTAGCACATATTGTTTTAAGGTTACTAGGCCTGCAATTTTGTAAATCACCGTCAATATGAAAAACATTAAACTGCTCTACATGCTTACTTTCAAATGCACACTTTTCGCAGTACTCTTTTTTATCGTATCCTCTTTGCTTCCACAATGGTATACCATAATTAATGCCATTACGTAAACATCTTTCGCATAGGCTTCTATAAAACGTTTTTCCGTCTTTTTTATAATTTATTGCACAAGGACGTTGTTTACATTTACATAAAGGTCTCATATTGTATTTACCTCACCTTTTAGGTACCTTTTTATTGGCTTATATCAGCTGGTATTTAAAAATATATGCTAAATAATAATAACAAAGTAATGTCCACGATAGGAGAATAACATGGCACTAGTATCCCCAGGCGTACAGGTTAGCGTAGTAGACGAAAGTTTTTACACACCCGCTGAACCAGGTACAACACCAATGATCTTTATTGCTTCGGCACAAGATAAAACAAATGCAGCAGGCACAGGTACAGCACCTGGCACTACAGCTGCAAATGCAGGAGTTCCATATCTGTTAACAAGTCAAAGAGACTTAGCAGATACATTTGGAGATCCAATTTTCAAATCTGATTCAA